CTAGTTATCATTTTTATATAAACTATCGAACACAGTATTGATTTTTTCTTTATCCTGATCTTCAAGCTCTCGAACAATATGAAGATAAGTAGACATTGTAGTTTCTAAACTGCTATGTCCTAAACGTTTCGATACGCTAAGTATATTTACTCCTTGATAAAGTAAAATAGATGCATGTGTATGTCTTAGTCCATGCAAAGTAAATTGCTTTTCAATCCCTAATTCTTTTAATTTTTTGCGCAAATATTTGCTGACGGCGTTTGATGAAACTAATCCATTTTTTAAGTTGAAAAAAACAAAATTATGAGGGTTTTTAACTTCAAAATTCTCGAACAATTCTTTTTGATTGATTTTAAACTTCTTTAAGAGATTAATCGTATGTTTATCAATTGAAATTTTCCGATTTGAAGTTTCGTTTTTTGTTTTTCCCCATTCATTTAATTTATAATTCCATGTTTTATTAATAGTGATGATTTGATCTTCGAAATCGATATCTTCCCATGTTAATCCTAGAAGTTCAGCAAATCGCATTCCAGTAGCACCAGCAACTAACACGAGCATAGGAGAAGAGTACTGTGCAGAAAGGTTTTCTTCTACGAGTTTCATTAAAGATTTAAATTGATCATAATCTAAATATTTATCTTCTTTTGGCTTCAATGAATCTTTTCCTTTGATTACTGCTTTTCTAGTTGGATCAAACGGAATTAATCCTTCTTCTACGGCATCTTTCAACGATGCTCTAATATGGTTATTAAACTTAATAACGGTGGATTTTACATGGTCTTTCGCATACTTATTTAAAAAGCGTTGATATCCAACTCTATCTAAATCAGAAATCAATACCGCTGGCATATATTTCTTTATGTTCATTAACGTATCTTCGTATTTTCTATAAGTGATAGGAGATACTGTTCCTTCTTTATAAAGTTGCATCCAATCTTCGAAGTAATCTGATAATAATAGATTTTTACGATCCCCTTTAAGGCCTTTGTTCAAGTTATATTCTAATTCGTTGGCGGCATCTTTTGCTTCGCCTTTTGTCTTAAATCCTGATTTTCTTATCTTCGTGTATTTTCCGTCATCTTTTTTGTATGAAATTTCATATTGCCAGCTATTTCCACGTTTCACAAATCTTGCCATGATTGAATCGGCTCACTTTCTTTGATACAATAGACAACGTAAAGAAGCCTATTATGTAGGTTTGTTTTTTCTTAGAACACGCTCGCTTTGGTCGGTGGGGCGTGTTTTATTAGTTTTGTTTTAGAGTTGGTGTATTTATATGCCAATCGTTTGGGAAACCTAAACTTTTTAAAATAGTATTAATATCGATAGTATTTAGCCTGTTATCCAAAGTCGAAATTCTTTTTCTGATAGTATTGTGCAATTGAGCGTATTGAATTTTACTGAGAAAGCACTGCAGACAAAGAAAGACGTTGTAAGTATTGTTTCTTTGGGAATTTTTGGAAATTCCATATATAGAATGTAAATCTCGATAATATTTAATATCGGATTTACATTTAGAATCTAATAATCTGTTATTATGGGCACAAATATTACGTATTTGTCTGGTATTTTCTGTAAAAGATATCATTATTTCCGGCGTAAAAGGGGTTGTCATATGAATATTTTCTGATACGAAACTGCAGATATTTTTTGCTATGTTGTTTTGTAAAAAAACTGGTAAATTTTTAATTAAGGTATTCATTTCTCCAAAATCAAGGTAATCTATAAGAACCCATATAGGTACGTCATTATATTTTTTTACATAATGCTTTATAGAATTATTTTCTTTACTCTTCTTATTGGAATTAATGATTTTCGTTAACCTTGAAATTAACCATCCTAACTCTAAAGTTTTTGAATTATCATAACAATTAATATCAAGGTATGCATATGGCTTATTATTATAAACCTCTGCAAAACGATATGACAAAATGCTTTTGATATGGTTTTCTGCCTCAGTAATTGCGCGGAAAAGAGCATGCTTAATCTCTTTGTCAAAATAATATAAATGAGTTATTTCGTCAAAAGTAGTACCTGGCAAATAATTATTTTGATTGCTCATAAAATATTTACTATATCCATTAATTATGTTGTAATAATTGTTTGTAAGTAGATATTGTTTAGCTCTTTGGTAATTTGGAATAATAACTCCACGGTTGTTCAGTATTGTTAATTGCTTATGCAAATTTTCGAAATTTTTCAACAAAAAAACCTCCATCCATATAGAATGAAGGTTTTCGCGTTGGTCCCCGTAGAGATTCCAACACTTATCTCTTAATTTCATTCTATAGGGTTTTATTTAATAAATCAACTGAATTGCAAAAAAATATTAAAATCCTTTAGTGTTTTTGTTAAACACGCTCGCTTTGGTCGGTGGGGCGTGTTTTATTATTTGATCAAAATAGTGTAATTAAAGTTTAAGGACATGCCACTCAATGGATTTTTAACTTGCATCGAATTGACTGCTATATCTATGATTTCATAATCCATTTGTTGTAATCCATGTAAAATAGTATTTAAAGTATCATTTAGTTTATCGTCCATAGAAGAAACTGCACTGCTGCTAATTTTTCTTTGGATATTGAATGATACAGATTGTACGTTACCTCTTTTGAAACTTGAAGCATAGTCTAGAACATTTTCTATTAATGCTTGTTGAGTTTTAGATGCTTTTGCCATAATAATTCTCCAATATTTAATATTTATTTTTTAGTAACTTCATAGTTAGCTACTTTATTTATAACAATAGATCCATCTTCACTATTATTATCGTATTGAACAAGATTTACAGTATGTCTTCCTGGAGTCAAATTTTCTTTTGTTAGACCTAAAGTAGATTGTCCAGTTGACACCTGTTCTTTAGAAGAAAGTGATCCATCAATATAAATATAGGATAATTTATTTCCATCTAACTCACTAACATCCATACCAATCTGCATTACTTGTGTATCTCCATCATCAAAAATAGTAAGAGTTTCTCCGTTTTCTGTTGTTCCTCCAGGACCAGATAAGTACATTATTCCAGTTCCTTGATCTTCTGAAGGTAAATCTTTTTTTGATTCTGCAGAACTAACAGTAGTAGACTCTGAAGTTTTTGTACTACTATTTGCACTTGAAGAATTATCCGAGCTACCACACGCGGCTAATGACAAAGCAGCAAGAATAACTAAAGGGATAAATTTCTTTTTCATTTTTACTCACTCCTCATTTCTTGTTATAATATAAACGTATTCTCGTAATTGAGGTATGAGTCCGTGTTGCAGCACGGGCTTTTTTTACATTATATAAGAAAGCGATAAGCGCTTTCTGGAAGTCCGTAAAGATTCTTTAATTCATCAATTCGTTTAGGATATTGATCATTGTCTTCTTTGTATAGAGAAACAATGAGATTAGCAGCAAAGCAATTAGCTTCGCTTTCAGATTTGCTTCTAGATGTTCTTGTTGATACATAGTAACTGGATAAGCCACGATGAAAAATAGCGTGACCTAATTCGTGAGCGCAAATGTAGAATCTTTCCTCAGAGTCTCGCAGTTCATCATTTAAGAAGATTATTGCACGACCTCTAATTTCTTGAAACTGTCCTTTGGGATTTTCGATAAAAGGAACGTATTGAATTTTAATGCCCATCTTTCCACAAATATAAAAAGGATTAGCGGACTGGTATTTCCGCTTCAACTCCTCGACTAAATTAATCGTATCCATCTCCATAAGCTCACATCTTTTTGCCTTTTTCTTTGTCTTCTTTCACAATATCCCAGAAAGTCGCTATCAGGATATCTTTTACGCGCTGTATTTGTTCGGGTGTCAATGTTTCCCCACCATAAGACATATTAACATTTGAGTCTAGTAGTTTATCAAGTTCAACCACTTCCTCTTTTGTTGCCCAGTCAGGAACTTGGTTTCTACCGAGTAAATAATCAGTAGTTACATTAAAATAATCTGCTACAAGTTGTAGTCTTTTAGTACTAGGAGTTCTATTTTTCCATTGATAAATTGTGTTTTTAGGTATATTTAATTCTTCTTCCAGTTGAGTTATACTTATGCCTCTTTTATGAGCTAATTCCTTTATTCTATCTAGTAAATTCATTTTCGCACCTCACAAGCTACGAAAACACTAATAAAAAAATTAGTTAAAGGTGTTGACAACTAATAAAATTGTTAGTATACTGTTTTCGTAAGCTAAAATATTAGCTAAAAAGACTTGATAACTAATAAACACTTCACGGTCGGCAAACTCTGAAATGTAAATTACTAGGCATTTCTGTGTCTTATTTAGCTATGTCTATATACTAATAAAAATATTAGTTATTGTCAATGAATATTAGCTAATTTTTTAGCTTACGGATTATTTTTTTAGAAAGGAGCTATTTTTATGTCTGAGAATTTAGACTTAAAAATTCGAGCGGAGATGAGAAAAAGAAGAATGACTTTCAAAGAACTAGCTGCGCTTGTTGGTATTTCAGGAGCTTATTTATCAGATATCCTAAACGGCAATCGTGATGGTAAAAAAGCTCAAGAACACATAGAAACTGTAAAAAAAATATTAGGTATTCAATAGGAGGAACAGCTAATGCAATATCTAGAAGCGAAAATCCCAGTTCCAGAAGGCTATGTAATTATCTCTCAAGTGGATTACGAGGAGTTAAAAAAAGCTGATGATACTGGTAGATGGATGACGTTGCCAGAAGTGCTAGAACGGATTAACAGAAAATATGATTGGTTTACTTCTAGAGTTTTAAAGAACCCAAGATATAGAAATATTATCGATATCGAAAAAAACAAAAATGGATTTGTCTATTATCCAGTTGAAGGAAGAGACACATATCTATTTTTAAGAAGTAAAACACTTGAATTTTTAGAAACAAATTTTTCGGAAATCTTAAGGAGGTGAGCGGATGGGTAAATTCAACAGAGCATTAGTATTTAGCGCACCCCTAATCGTCTATGCTTTAGGTCTTTGGGGAAGCAGACAAGCATTAATCGGCACAATCGTATATATGGTCTGGATTTTTATGGGGCTTGATGAAGCTGAGTACAGAGCGAAAAAGCCAACCGAGGGGGCTGACTAAAGTGTGGTTCTGTTTATTAGGTGTTTATCTCATGGCCGTTTTAGTAAATAACTACATGAGAAAACGCGGCGAATACTGGTATACATCCTATGCGGTTCTAGTATGTCTAATGCTTACAATTTTTCTAATGATTTATTCAAAATAGGTAATACTTTGTCAATCAAATAAGTTTCAAGAGATTTTTGTTCTGCATTAGTGTTGCCGTAACCAAAACGGCTTAAGAAAATTTTCATAACCTCTATATCTTCATTTTGAATATATGGCAGGACTGCATAACCTGATGCTTTTACAGCAGATATATTTTTATCAGTGTTACTACCAATACAAATACCCACATTGTTGAGAAATGTTGAGAAAGTTGTTTGTATTGTTTGGGTTTTTGAATCGTGTTTTTGTAATTCAATTTCTTTATCCTTCATCGATTCAGCATGCTTATTATTTATAACCGCTGTAATCCAAGGGGATATAAGAGCTACTAAAGCTAGGATAATCGAAATTGTGATCGTGTTATCGAAACTCATTTTTTCACCATCCAGTTTTTAAACCATTATATCAAAAAGGAGAGAAGAAATAATGCAAGAATTAGTAATTTTGAAAAATAAAGAAGCTGTGACTACGAGCTTACAAGTCGCAGACAGTTTTGAAAAGAAACACAAGCATGTGCTAGAAGCAATCGAATCAATAAAAAGATCGGTCGAAAATTCGGCCAATGTTGAAGATGGGTCCAATTTTGGACAGATGTTTGTGGAAGGGAACGAGCCAGACTCATACGGAAGAAGTCGGAGAGTTTATTTCATGAATAGAGACGGATTTTCCTTGCTAGCTATGGGATTCACTGGAAGTAAAGCAATAAATTTCAAACTAAAATTTATTGAAGCTTTCAACGAAATGGAAGATGTTATTCGGAAGAATACTGTTCCTCAAACAATTGAAGACATGATGATCTATCAATTAGAAGAAATGAAAGATGTTAAAAAAGATGTTTCCATGCTTAAAGATACTATGCGAATTAGCGGACAACAAGAGTTTGAAATTAAGCAAAAAGGAAATATGAAAGTTATGGAAGTTCTAGGGGGAAAAGAAAGCCGAGCTTATGAAGAAATCAGCAAAAAAGTATTCTCAAAATTTTGGTCTGAATTTAAACGTACCTTTTCAATCCCAAGATATGGCGAGTTACCTCGTAAGAGATTCGATGATGCTGTTTCATTTATTGAAATGTGGTTACCAGAAACTGCGATCCGCATGGAAATCGATCAACTGAACAGACAACAAAGACTTTTCGGTGATGAAAATGAATAGAGCTGAAGCGCTAAGAATAGGGACGGTAATTGCTAATCGCTGGTGGAGACACAATAAACCAAGCATCCTAAGCCAACAACATATTGATAAGCAAAAAGCTTGGCAACAAATAAAAAAGTGACTCAGCCGGCAAGCATAGAGTCACAAAACAAAACATATCTAAGGAGAATTTTAGCATATGAATAAAGAACTTTCCACTTTAGATCAATATTTGACTGATTCTGAATGGGGCAAGTCGAATATCAAGGAAACAAATAATCGAAAAATCAGACGTAATCTTTTGACGGATGAAAAACTAGCATGTGATCAAGACGATTTGGGAAATTTTGTGAGTATTTGGGATCATGTCTATCTTATCCATTTATCGAGGAAGTCCAAAAAACCTGAATATATCTATGTCATCGAAGATGGTTTGATTGATGCGCTAGAAGAGTATGACAGAGATAACTTGATTGATATCTCTTATTACGGACCAGGTAAGAAATACATTGCTGAAATGGAGGCAGAATTTGATGAGTGAAGGAACGAAACGCAACGATAACAAATTATTCAATAGTCTTTACAAGATAACCGTCAATGATGTTGTCGAAAAAAGAAACAAACTAACTTATCTGTCCTGGGCATGGGCGTGGGCAGAAGTCAGCAAAATCTGCGAAGAAGTAGACTACGAAATCTATCGTGATCCAGAAACGCATCGTCCATACCTCTTTGATGAAAAAACAGGCTATATGGTTTTTACCAGTATCACAGTCAACGGAGTAAAGCGTGACATGTGGTTACCAGTCATGGATGGTGCAAACAAGGCAATGAAAGATGAGCCATATACCTACGAAGTCAATGATTATCAGTGGAATAACGAAACGAAGAAAAAAGAGGTTGTTGGAAAAATCGAAAAGCGAGTTGAAGCAGCAACTATGTTTGATATCAACAAAACAATCATGCGCTGTCTTGTAAAAAATCTAGCAATGTTTGGGCTAGGGCTATATATATTTGCTGGTGAAGATATGCCAGAAGACGTCTCGATGCTTGAACCAGCTACTCAAAGAAGCAAAAAGCTATTCTTGGATGCTTTACAACTGGTTGCTAACAAGTACGAAAAATCAATTGATGAAGCAATTGTTGCATTGACTGATGCAGCTTCCATAACCGCTGATGACAGTAAATGGACCAAGAGAGACTTGGGCATTCTAAAACGAGGCGTTAACTGGCTTGAAGATCAGTACAGAGAAGAAACAAAAGAGAAGTGATATGAGTGTTTAAACCATTAATCGATTCATATTCAGCGGTTCTGAAAAAGTTCAAAGGGAAAGACATAGGCGCAACCATCAATGAGGAAGTGAACATTGATCGACTAAAGACGATGTATGACGGCTACGATGGCGATCGAGTTATTGAAATTCGTTTTATTGATCCACGTCGGTTCACTGTACAGCAACGAAACTTCATCTATGCGCTGATAGGCGATATTTTCATCGATACAGGCATGCCACCGGACTTCTGGAAGGAATTCTTCTACTTCCGTTTCGAAGGTGTCACAGGGCGCGAAATAAGCCTCAAAGACGAATCGAGCACAACCGTGAGTGATGCCAATGTCTTAGCAAATATCATCTTAGATTTCATCTTTGAACATCATATTCCTTTCAAAGAAGGTTATGAGATTTTACCAGCGAATCAAGAATATTACTTCTACAAATGCATCACAAAAAGAGTCTGCTGCATCTGTGGCAAAACAGGAGCTGATATCGATCACTTTGACAAAGCGCTAGGAAGACGAAAGCGCAAAGAAGTTGATCATTCAGAGTACACATTTGCAGCACTCTGCAGAATCCATCACACAGAGAAGCACAAGATAGGTGTGATCAATTTCAAAAATAAGTATCAAATCAAAGGGATCAAGTTAAATCAGGAGACAATCAAGAAATTAAGAATCGGAGGATAAAAAGTGGATCACAGAAGTTATTACGCCATCATACCTGCAAATGTTAGATATGACGATTCTTTGATACCTAGTGCAAAACTTCTTTATGGAGAAATCACAGCTCTATGTAATGAGAAAGGTTATTGCTGGGCTAGCAATGAGTACTTTGCCAATCAATATAAAGTAAGCAAACCAACCATTCAGAATTGGCTAAAGTCACTTGAAGAAAAGGGCTATATCTATAGAGAAGTTAAGTACAAAGTGGGTAGTAAAGAAATCGAGGCTAGGTATATAAGAATTCTTGGTGGGGGTCACCAAGAAAATTTGGTGGGGGGTCACCAAGAAATCTATCAAGATAATAATACATCTATTAATAATACATTTAATAATACAAAAGAATATATAAGAGACTTACCGCCTTCGAAAAAATCGAAGGCTAAGCCCATCCGTCATAAATACGGAGAGTATAAAAATGTTCTTTTGTCAGATGAGCAGATGGAGAAACTCAAAATAGAATTCCCTAATGACTATCAAGAACGAATAGAACGGCTATCTGAGTATTGTGAATCATCTGGTAAGACTTATAAAAACTATTTGGCAACTATTCGAAGTTGGGCAAGGAAAGAAAAAAGTGAGCCTAAGAATGCAAGTGGTGCATACAAGCGCACAGGACGACGAGAGAAGCTTCCAGAATGGGCAATCGACCAAGAAGCCTATCAAAAGAAAAAAGCGCTAGAACGAGCTAATAGACAATCAAAAGCACCATTCTAAGAGGTGGAAAATTGAAAATCGATTATCTAGAACTGATCAATGAAATAGCAAGTTACAAAACTGGTGAGGAAATAGAGATTCTGAGAGACGTTTATGAACAACTTGATGAAGCTGGAATCGAACGAATTAAGAATGATCGTTCAAGTTGGAGTAAACTCAGATACTATTTCGCACTTTATATCGATGCAACACAATTAAGAAATTTAGCTTATACAAAATTACTATTTGTTGATTGCGTTAAAGGATTGCAAAAACATCTTAGTGAACTTGAGCAGGTGTAATCAGATGGATCTAAAAACATTTACAGCACAGATCGAACTAATGCATCAAGAAGCTTTAAGACAAAGCGCCTCGTACGAAGACAAGTGGCTCAACACGTTCCATGGTGGACGTGAGAGCGCACTTGATCAAGTACTCAAATTATTGAAAGGGGAACGTCGGGATGGATAAGAAAGCGGCAATGCAGCGAATTATCGAATTGACTTATTCAGAAGATTGGCAAAATGACAAAGAAACTGCTTCGGAAGTGATGAGACTTGGAAGAGAGATGTGGGCAGACAAGAGCAACAAGCCAAGACCGAGAAAAATCGCAATCTGGCATGGCGACAAAATTCTAGTCACAGGAACTGCCCAGCAGTTAGCAACTCTCACAGGATTGCACGAGAAAATCGTGAGAAAGAGAGCTAGGTGTGGATACACAGACGTTAAGAAGAGAACGTTTAGGTACGTGGAGGAATCATCATGACAACAGAAGAAGTAATTCAAATGCGAATTCGAAGCATTCAACGTGAAATTGACGATCTGGAACGGACAAAGGCAGTGATGGTCAATGAAACGGCGAGAAAGGCAATCGATTTGCACATAGAGAATTTAAGAAGGGAAATTCGTAGATTGGAGGAATGAGCGTGGATAAGAAAGCAGCAATGAAACGAATTGCTGAATTAACCAAGTCAGAATCTTGGCAAGAAGACAAAGAAATAGTTGCAGAAGTCCAAAAGCTCGGTAAATCAATGTGGACTGAAAAAACCAAACGGAGAACGCCGAGAAAAATCGCAATCTGGCATGGTGATCGAATTCTAGTGACAGGTACCGCTGAACAGTTATCTGAAATTACTGGTCTGAGCAAAAACATTATTTGGGATAGAGCTAGGAGTTTATGGATTGATTCAAAAGGACGACAATTTAGGTATGTGGAGGAGAAAATATGCTAGACATGAGAATCGAAGATTATCGAATTACCAGTGATTCTAGAAACATTGTCTTATCGAAGGTAAGACGAGACGAAGAAGGAAACATCCGCTACACAGAAACAAAAGAAGAATCACGAGCAGATATCGGATACTTTCAAACGGTCTCATCGTGTTTAAAGGCGATACAACGCGATTACGTGTTAAGTGAAGAAAGAACGATAAAAAAAGTATTATCGAGTACAAAAAAGCGTTAGAAAACATCACTAGACAGTTTGAACAGGCATGTGAGATTGAGGAGGAGAAATAATGGATCTCATTACACAATACAGTGATATCATCCTCAAGAAAATCATGATGAAGATTCAGAAAGACAAAAAATCAAAAGAACGAGCGGAATTAGTTAAGTTGGAAATGGCTGAAACAGGAGCAGGAGTGCGAAGTAGCAGGCATTGGAAAGCAGCGGCTAATATTGAATTTTATTACAACGAAATTCAAAAAGGGTTCGATCAGATGCGTGAGCTGGATCGGCAAACAAATTGGAGCAAGAAACTTCATCAAGATCGTTTCAAATTTGTAGAAAAGTATAGAGAGATACTAGAGGAATACAAGGAGGACAGCAAACGATATGCCAGCGAATATTTTTGGTTTTTATGATGATTTTACTATGAAAGAAGAATTCGAAGTCCTAGCAGCATTTGCACAGTGGGGATTAGAACAGGAGGAAGCGTGATGGTAACTAAAAAAACATATACAGCTGAAATTACATGTGATGTTTGTAAAAAGAAAAAAATTATCCATGAAGGTGAGTCAAAAAACTTCTTAACTGTTAGTTGTGCTGTTAGAGAAATAGGGCATAGAGACGAGTATGGAAATTTTCATGAAGAAGATAAGCAAACATTGTTAGTTAAAGATTTAGATTTATGCCCAGAATGCAGGGAGAGAGCTTATACAAAGATAATTGCTGAAACCTCTCAAGCTTATTGTCTAGACTATCATTATTCGTTTTTTAAGTAATAAAGAACAGGAGGAAGCGGAATGAAAGTAAACAAAGCATTGGAAATATTAGGAAGTATGCCGGCAGAAGCTATGTTGTATTTCTGGGTAATTTCAAATGGTAAAAAGTGTTTAATGACTCCGAAGGAATTTAAATTGAACCCTGATGGAGATGGAGTAGGGATTGAAAGTGAAATCATCATTGCGATGGATGCGGAGAAAGCGGAATGAATGTTCAAAATAGCATTTTATCTGTTCGATTACACAGATGATTCGTTTAAGAAAGTTTATTTCCATCACTGGAATGATAGCAAGCCAGTTTTTACAAAAAACAAGAGGAGAGCTCAGGAGTATTTTGATGAAAGATCAGCAAATAAAGATATAGTGCAGTTAAAAAAAGCAGAATCACCATCTGCGAAAACATTATCTATAAAATTGGAGGAAGCGGAATGAACAACAGACACCGCAGAGTAACAAAACTAAGAAAACAGGAACTGAATGTACTAAAGGCAAAGTTCGAAAAAGAATACGGAGTTTCTGCAGAAGAAGCATATAAAGTGGCAAGTCAGTGTGTTGCTGATGCGAGTAATGCTATTCGTAAGTTTGGGATTTCGATATTAAATGATGATCGTAAATGGGAGGAAATGAGATGAAACTAAAAGACGGATTTTACGCTAGTAGTCATGGTATCGGCGGTTTAATGCTAGATATGCCGACAAAGAACCCTAAAACACGTAAGAAACCAAAATTCAAAGTCGGTGACATGGTTCGCTGCGAAGCAGAGGAGTTCATCTATCCGTTTCGTGGATATGTAGAGCATCTCTATAATCACTCAGCGATCATTCGTATTGAAAACACGATGGAATGCGACAAGTGGTTAGCGAAAAGTAAAGAGAATTTAGCTGTAGCGAGATTGGTGGATATGGAACTAATCAATGACAAATAAAAAAGCCGGATCGCTCCGGCTGATTCAATAAATCCAACACATTTATTATATCACATAAAGGAGCGGTTTGACTTGATGCAATTGTTACGAGAGGTAGATTTCAAACAGACAAGATGTAATGCGAGAGATGTGCTGAAGAACTTTCGGCGTTTGGAGCGGATGGCAGGTCGCTCTTTGATAGATATTAAGTCTCCTATCATAACCGATATGCCGAAGGCACCGAAGCACGGCAATAAGGCAGAGGACGCGATCATTCAGATGATGGATATAGAAGCAGAGAGAGATGCGATTCTAGCGGCTTTGATGGCACTTAGTCTGATTAGTCGTCAGATACTCTACTACAGCTTTTGTGTGCCAGATAGCTTCTCAAACTACAGAATTAGCCGTGAAGTGGGTTATTCAGAAAGAAGTATACAACGGATGAAGTCGGAAGCTCTAATAGAGTTTGCAGAAGCGTATAAACATGGGGAAATAATTGCTTATAAATAGGAGGACCATATAATGTGGAAAGATTATGTATCATTGAAAGAGTTGAAAAAAGATCTTATTTTCAAAAAAATCGTAGAATGGTCAGAGAGTGAATTAATTTTAGAAGATGGAACAAAATTAGAAGTTGTATGTAGCGAGTATGATTGCTGCGCATACGCTGGAGGTGAATTCAAAAATGTAAAACTTGATGCGGTTATTACGGATATAAAAATTTTTGATAAAGGTAAGCGTGGATATAATGGTGACGGACATACTTCTTATGCTGAAGTCGTTGTGTATCATAATCGGAATGAAATCGCCAAAGCGAAATGTACAGCGAATGATGGAAATGGCGGCTACTATTATAGTGTTTGTGCTTTAAAAGTCAAAGACAAACTTTGTGTAGTGACTGATGCATAAAAAATGGCGGTTTTTTGGCGGAATGATGGCGGTTTTTAGCTATTTACCAGTGATATTATGGTAGTGTCGAAAGATTAGTGATAGGTCTGAGACAAAATAATAATAAAAGGAACATCGTTTTATTATTGTTTCACAATTAAGCTTCGATAGACAGCAACGGAAATACTAAGAATAAGGATGTGAATTTCAACTTCTTCTAACTGTTCTTATTATCTATCATCCGTTGCTGTCTATTCTATTAATGGTAAAACTATAAAAGAGCCAAGACATCTCAACCGTTTTATTAATTGGTATCTGTGGCTCTTTTGCATTGCTTTGATTGGGACAGTAGCACTCAAAAAAATAAACATGTTTTTGTCGTCTTTCATCTGCTGCTCTCTATTAAACTGTATTATTTTCAAGGAGGCTCATTATGAAAAATGAATTGGTAGATATTTTAAACAAAAGAAAAAAAGATGTTTTACTATTAGAAAATGCATGTCAATATGCAAACTACGAAAATAAACTTCTATTAATTGGGATTATTGAAACATTAAAAATGGAAATATTAGATTTAGAGACTGTTTTGCAATTTCAATCTTCTTCGTTTTCTGTACTATGATCTATTTTTTTTAATGAGTCAATTATTTTTGTACTATCCAATAATTTTTGTTCTTTTAAATCAGGAAAAGACTTTGATACTTCTATCGAAGCTGAGACAGAAGCTTCAAATCCGACTCCCATGGATAGTATTTTATCAATATTTTCTGTAACTTTTGTCATTTGAGTAATTATTTCTGCTTGTTCTGATAGATTATTTGATGTTAAAAATTGTTCAGTTAATTTTGTATATATTGCTTGATTGGCTTTTATTTGGGATTCGCGAACAGTTGCTCTTACTTGCTCGTCTAAATCTAAAGACTCCAGTTGCTTATCTAAAGCTTTTATTTGCCTAGTACCTACTTGGCTTCTCTGAACTAAAGATACAAGCTTGCCAAATAATGTTACAGCAGTAGAGGATAATAGAGAAACTACTAACCAATTGGTTCCCACATCGAAGTTTTCAACAACAACGTCTGTTTGAAACTCTTTTAATCCTCTTAACAATTTAAATGTGTCTTTCAGAATTAATATAGTTTCAGAAAATTCATCAAATGATAACTCTCTATCAGGTAAACTTATTATTAATGAATTGCTATCTTCGCTTTCGCTATGGAGATTTTGAGAAATTATTGTTGTAATTCCTTCCGATTTATACTTTACTTGTTGTACTATTTTCATAAAATTATTGTAGCTATTAACCCCATAACTCATGCTATCTGAAGCGGAAGATGGTAGCCACTGTTCTTTGTCAATTATTTCTTTTTCCTGAGGGAAAAGATTTGTTTCCAATAGATTTATTATACTCTTTCTGAAAGTATTATAACCCAAAATTTTTTTTATTTGAGAATTTCCCGAAGTGGATGATTCTACTTTTAAGTTGGCTAAGTCAATTGTATTTTCATTAATGATTTTTTGCACTTCTCTTAATCGCATAATGCACTCCTTTTATTTTATATTTCAGCGGACCACTCGCTGATAAATAAAATTATACACTTAGTATTTATTTTCACAATATGAATTTATCGTAATAACTTTTGAGTAAATAGAACAAAAAACCTGCACTAGTTTCCGCTAGTACAGGCAGTGACTATATCGGTTGATAATCTAGCATATATTAAAAATAATTGCAAGAAAAGAAATTTATAGTGGTCGATACCAAATTATCAAAGCAATGTTATTTTGTTGCTGTCTATTAATTTATGTGTTGGAGGGAAAACGAATGGATAAAGAAATCAAAGCAACTTTCAAATTAGATTTGACTGAACTAAAAGAACTGCTCAACAAGGCTAGTGACCAAGTCGAACAGTTACAAGAAACTTTAGATGAAATTGCTAATTTCACAATCCAAGTTTCTTAGCAGTATATTTTTTAGCAGCTGCACTCATGAAATCATACCAAGTATCAGAAAAATATAACTTAACTAAATAATTAAAAAAGGTGGGTAAAGAGAAATGACGGCGTTAATAATTTCAATTTTTGCGCTCTGTCTTAATGTCTATATGATTGGATTTAAAAATGGACAAAATAAAAAATAGTAGCAGCCAAGAATAATTTTATAGTGTCACTGTAGCGGAAAGGGTAGACGCTAAGCATGCGTGCTAGGTCAATGCTTCGGCAACCATGCAATGTTCGATTCATTGCCAGTGGCTTTGGTTTACGGTGATCCATAACTGCCTGTCAGTAAAACCGTACAGAGGTATAACTGCATCTCATTGCTGAGGTGTAGTTTTTACATAGAGAATCACTCATTGAGTGGTCTTTTTATTTTACATAAAGGAGGTAACAACAATGTATAGACCACAATACTTAGAACAGAAGTATGAAGTAATCACTGTGCAAAATGGTAACGGTGAGATAGTACGAAAGTATAGAAGACCAATAAAGAGCGATACATATAAACGAAAGGAAAACAACGAAGTTATTCCATTGTATGGCAAAAGAATAGCTAAGCATTAAATAAGATTGCGAAAGGAGACGGAACATGACCGAGGAATTCTATAGATGGCTATTACAGTTGATAAGAGAAGATCGTTTAGTTAAGTTCTATCAGTCTCCTAAATGGCGCAGGCTTAGAGAGAAAGCGATGAAACGAGATCACTATGAATGCCAAGAGTGTAGAAGACTAGGTAAGTATCATAGAGTAGAGAACGTTCATCATATAAAGGAAGTCAAGGATAGACCTGACTTAGCTTTAGATTTAGATAATCTTATTTGTTTATGTGTTGAACATCATAATGAAGTTCATGGCAGATATCTTACAGCATTAGATAAACAAGAGAAGAAGATAGAAAGCTTTGCTAACTTCGACGCAAGTGAAAGGTGGTAAGTGCATGATCATCAATGACAATGGCAGAGAGTATGATACAGAAAAGATTGAAGAGTATTCATCTTATACACAAGGATTAATTAAACGTTTGATATACGTTCGCTATGTAGGTATTAGGGATCTGTTATCAGATAACTGTTGTAGCAAATACAAAGTGAATCAAGTAAGAGAAGCGTTGAATAAAGATAATAACGTTGAAAGAATAAAAAATGTTTTTGGATATGGCATTGAAGAGATTAATTATTACATTGACTTCGCTGAAGCTTTCATTCCGATGGTGAGATAACCCCCCCCTTAAAATAAATCGCAATTTTTTTGGGGGTGATGAAACGGAGGGGGCTGTCAGGAAAAAATATTTTTTCGAACTTTATCATGAAAGGAGGGCTAGAATGTTTAAAAACGAATTGTCTCAAAATCGCTACAGAGAAAAATTACGCCGCTCTTTAATAAGCCAATTGGAAAGTCAGAAAACAAATATTGAGCCATTCTTAGATAATGTTGATCGTTATATCAGTTTATGGGAAACGGCGATATCACTGGAGGAAGATATATCCGAGAACGGCATTAGATTGGAGAATGGTAAAAAGAATGAATCAGTAGCGTTGCTTGTTTCTGTCAATAAACAAATGGGATTGATGTTGGATAAACTTGCCATTACTCCTGAATTGGTAGGTGAAGCAAATGAATCAATTCCTGAGTTATAAGCATATTGAAAATTGGTTCAAAGCTATAGAAGAAGGCACTATCAAGGTATGCAAAGAGCAATTATTGCTAAAAAAGTATCTAGAAGAAAGAGTCTTTACTAGAGAAGATATTTACTTCGATAAGCAAATGGTAGAGGATTCAATCAATATACCAGCACAATACTTTCCATTTGAATTAATTCCGTGGGAAAAATTTCTACAATGTTTTATTTATGGAGTCCGATGGAAAAAAGATAAAACGCTAGTGTTCAATAGATATCTTTCATTAATGGGACGTGGTAATGGTAAAACTGGTTTTGCTTCTTGGAACAATTTTTTCTTGCTGACTGCAAAACACGGTGTTAAAAATTATGATATTGATATTTATGCCAATAACGAAAGCCAAGCAAAGACTAGTTTTGATGATGTATTTAAAGTAATTAAAGATCATCCAGATTTAGATAAAAAAGTATTTAAAGCTACGAAGGAAGTTATTCAAAATATTGCTACAAATAGCAAACTTCGTTATAACACGGCAAACGCTAGAACAAAAGACGGGAAGCGACCAGGTGCAAACCGCTTTGATGAAATTCACGAAAATGAAGATTATTCAATGATAAATGTGGCTACTTCTGGTGGTGGTAAAATTCGAGATTATAGAGAATTTTATGATACAACTAATGGTCATGTTCGTGGTGGTCCGCTTGATGACATTATAGAAGAATCAAAAATGATTCTTTCTGGAGAACTTGGAATTGACAAGGATGGAGCAGAATTTTCTAGTTTGTTTCCATTTATTTGTCGCTTGGATAACGATAATGAAGTTGATGATCCCGACATGTGGGAAAAAGCTTGTCCAACTATTAATTACAATGCAGATCTAAAACGGAAAATGTTTCAAGAATACTCTCAAATGCAACGTAATGCTGGTTTAAGACTTACGTTCATGACGAAACGAATGAACAGACCAATGGAAGACACACGCTTTGCTGTTGCTTCATATGATGATGTTCTGCATACGAAAGAAAAAGAATTTCCTGAAAAAATGGATGAAGTGATAGGAACAGTCGATTTTGCTGATAGACGAGATTTTGCCAGCGTTGGGTTGCTAGGAAAATATGATAAAGATGTGTATTTTACACAACATACTTTTATCCACGAATCAGCTCTTCGATTACAGAACATAAAACGAGAGATTATAGATATTTCTATAGATCAAGGTAAATCACAGATCGTTCATGGGAAAAATATAGAAGCTGATTATATCGTAGGTTGGTTTCTTGAAATGAGTAATAAATATTACATTAAAAAAATCGCTATGGATATGTACCGTGCAAAAATATTGAAGCCCGCTTTAGAAGAAGCAGGTTTTACTGTAGAAATTGTTCGAAGCGGATCTGTTACACATGGTATGTTAAAAGATCTGGTTGATGACCTTTTTATTAATCAACGTTTATATTTTGGTGATGATGCAATTATGCGTTGGTATTGCATGAATGTATATGAAGAGCATATTTCTAATGGGAATATACGCTATGAAAAAATAGAACCTGAAACTAGAAAAACGGATGGCTTTTTTTCATTCCTTCATGGTTTGAATTTTTTGGATGATATTTATGATTCTGCTCCTGTAACAGTCACAAATAGTTCAGTAGAAAATACAGGAACTGGATTTACTCCTCTAGTATTCTAACTTGAAAGGAGGTGAGAAAGTGGGGATTTTTCAAAAGGCGGTAGGATACTTCACAAAAAAAGCAACGGTTCCTTTAGAAGAATACTTTTGTAAATTGCAAGTTGATTTTGTGTATCGAAAATTTGCGATTGAAACTTGTATTGATTTGATTGCAAATGCGATGAGTAAAGCGGAATTCAAGTCATATGAAGATGGAAAAAATAAAAAGAATGATCTTTACTATAGGCTGAATGTAGCTCCTAATAAGAAAAATAATGCAACAGAATTTAGAAAAAAACTGATCAGGAGATTAATATTCTACAATGAAGTATTGATCGTTTCTCCGTCTAATAATTCTAGCGAAATATTTATTGCGGATAGTTGGGATGTCACAGAGTATGCATTAAAAGATGATGTGTTTTCTCAAGTACAAATTAACAACATAGTCCTTGATAGAGAATTTCTAGAAAGTGATGTTATCTATATAAAATACGCAGATCAACAAATCAGGCAACTAGTCGATGCGTATTATCAAGCGTATGGGAAACTCATTTCTAGTGCTATGAATGTTTATAAGCGTTCTAACGCTCGTAGATACGTATTGAAAGGGAATTTATTTCGACCACAAGACAATACAACACAAGACCAAATCAATAAAATGATGACATCGCAGTTCAAACCATTCATGGAAGCGGACAATGCAGGGGCAGTATTCCAACTACAAGAAGGATTCAATTTAGAAGATTTCAGCGGAAACTTCCAAAGCAATTCAAGAGATATAAAAAACTTAATAGACGACATCTTTGAGATGACAGCAGCAGCGTTTCACGTTCCGAAAAACCTACTAAAGGGAGACATGAGTGGGTTATCGGATCAAGTGGACGCTTTTTTAATGTTCGAAATCATACCGATTGCTGAACTTATTCAGGATGCGTTTAACGCTAGTCTCTATGAAGCAGAAGAATACTTGTCAGGGAATTTTGTACGTGTGGATACAACTATGATCAAGATTACTAGCTTCAAAGATTTGGTTGACGCTATTGATGTAGGCATTAGAAATGGGGTATTTACAATCAACGAAGGAAGAGAACGCGTTGGAAATGATCGCTCTGATAAGGCGATGGCAGATGAAATATTTATAACTAAAAACAACCAACAAGTATCGAAAGGAGGTGAGGCGAATGACAACAATGAAAACATTTCTAGCAGTAAAGAATGAAGGCACAGTACCGCAAATTTTTATTCAGGGATTTATTGGTTCTAGTTGGTTCTTTGAAGGGAATACTGACAAGGGAATCAAAAATATTTTGGATAGTCTAGGTGATCAAGAAGAAATTGAAGTAGTGATTAATTCAAACGGTGGAGACGTATTTCAAGGGATTGCTATTGGGAACTTACTTAAGTCAAATAAAGCAAAAGTTAACGTTGTGATTAACGGCTTAGCCGCTAGTGCTGCTTCAATTATCGCAATGGCTGGCGATACTATAAAAATCTACAACAATGCACAATTGATGATTCACCGCGCTTCCACATATGGAGAAGGAAATGTCGATGATTTTCGCACGATTGCTGACCAACTGGAATCAATTGATAAATCGGTAAAGGCTTCATATAAAACACGATTCAATGGCACAGATGAAGCATTGCAAGAACTTCTTGAAAAAGAATCGTTTATGGATGCAGAAACAGCTTTGAGTTATGGATTGGTCGATGAAATTATCGATGCAGAAAATAGCTCAGGTACTGAAGCTAAAAAAGAACAAAGCGTTGAAGAAATTTTGAATGAAGTTGAAGAAAAAAGAGCAGAAAAAATTGCTGCATTTACAGCAGCATTAAATAAAACATTTGGACAAGGAGATGCAAAATAATGACAGTTAAAAATTTAAAAGGTGTAACAGCTGCAAGCGACCAATTGATGAAGGCTTTTAAAGATGGTAACGAAGAATCTTTTAGCGCAGCTATGGTAAGCTTATCTAAGGAAATTCAGGATAAAATTTTAGAAGAAGCAACAGCAAAAAATCAAGATCAATTAGTATTAATGAATCGTGGTCAGCGTGTGTTAACTACGCAAGAAACAAAATTCTATAACGAAGTGGTGAATAACGAAGGTTTTGCAGGGGTTGAAGAATTAGTACCAGCTACTGTATTTGAACGCGTATTTGAAGATCTAGAACAATCTCATCCACTATTGCAAAAAATTACTTTTGTTAACACAACTGGTGTAACAGAATGGATTGTGTCACGTGGAGTCAATCCAGCATGGTGGGGTAAACTGTGCGAAGCTGTTAAAAGAGTTTTAGATAATGGCTTTGACGTAATTAACATGAAGCAGTTCAAGCTATCAGGTTATATCCCTGTATGTAAGGCAATGCTTGACTTAGGTCCAGTATGGTTAGATCGTTATGTTCGTACTGTTTTAGTTGAATCGTTGAGAATTGCATTAGAACAAGCAATTGTTGATGGTACTGGTAAAGATATGCCAGTTGGAATGATGCGTGACATGAGCAAACAAACTAGCGGAGAATATGCTGAAAAAACAGCAGAACCTATTACAGCTTTAGATGCTGCAACTATGGGTGGTTTGATGGCACGACTATCAAAATTCAATATCGAAGGTGTAGATGATCCGATTTATCGTAATGTGAATCCTTCTGATGTGGTCCTAATTGTGAATCCAACTGATTACTGGTCTAAAGTATTCCCAGCTAAGACTGTACTAACTGCTAATGGAGAATATGTACAAGTATTGCCAGTACCAGTTTCAGACTTGCAGTCAACAGCTGTGCCAGAAGGAAAAGCAGTTATTGGGGTAGCTTCAGATTACTTTATGGGTGTAGGATCTACACTAAAAATTGAAGCTTCAGATGAATACCATTTTGTTGAAGACGAACGCATTTATCTAGCTAAACAATATGCAAATGGACAACCTAAACGTAACGATAGTTTCATTGTGTTAGATATTAGCGCTTTGGGAACTACTACTACAACTACAAAACCAACAACCACAACAACTACAACACAAGCGTAGGTGATCAGAATGAAGTATATTCTTTGTCAGCCGGCAATCAATCGGTTTAAATGGGAGCTTGAAGTTTGTTTAACTAATCTGAAGAAACTAGGAATCAAAGATATCGTATTGCTTTTCAGCAGACACGATGATCAGATTCCTATTTTTTTTGAGAAGGAATATGGCGTTGAAGTTCATGTGTACGATGATCTGCGGGACGACAAAGAGTATATTCCTTCGATTAAACCATATTTATGGTGGAAATATTTAGAAGAAGATCATTCGCGTGAGAACGACCGATATTTCTATATCGATTCGGATGTCATTTTCAATAAAAGAATTAATTTGCGCAAATTGCCTTCTAAAGATGATGTTTGGTATTGTAGCGACTGCTGTAGTTATCTAAGTCTTGATTATATTAGAAGCTGTGAAAACGGAGAAAATATTCTAAAAGATATGGCAAACATTGTAAATGTTACAGTAGAATCTTTGGAAACTATAAACACTAATTCAGGAGGCGCACAGTGGGTTATTAACCGTCCTAAAGCGAATTATTGGAAAAAGGTTTATCTAGATTCTAATCGGCTATATCGCTACCTTAGAGGGCAAAAAACAAATATACAAATATGGACATCCGAGATGTGGGCACAGCTTTGGAACATGATGTATTTCAATATTGGTCCTAAAGTTCACGAGGAATTAGACTTTTGTTTTGCTACTGACCCAATAGAAAAAGTTAAAGAAGTAAAAATCTTGCATAATGCTGGAGTAACAACAAATGATGAAGATTTATTTTTCAAAGGGAGATACGTGACTTCCACACCTTTTGATGAAGATTTATCATTTGTAAACAAGAAAAAATGCTCTTACGCATATGTTAAAGCAATTAAGGCGGTGGTTAGATGACGCCTGAACAAGTGACTGAAGAATTGCTAACAGCTGTGAAGGATAATATTTACGTTACCTGGAATGAAGAAGATGAGTCAATTAAAAAGATGATAGCTAAAAATGCTGTTTATCTTCAAAGTAAAGTGAGTACAACTCTTTCTTTTTCTCCCGAAAGCTTAGAATACGGATTGCTAATCGAAAGATGTAGATACGACTGGAATCGTGCTTTAGATGAGTTTGAACAAAATTTCGCTAGTGAGTTATTAGGTTTCATTCAACATTATGCGCTACAAGAATATATTGCAGGTGATGGGAATGGCGAATAATCGTAGACTCGAAGAAACGTTCAACGATGGATGGTTAAAGATTTTGACGCAAACCACAAAAAGAAATGAATTAGGAAAAAAGATTGGTGTAGAAGATACAGAAATCACTTCTTTAAAATTTAGAAATCTTTCCATGAGAGATAGCGATATAACAGCTATGGATGCGATGGGATCGAAATTAACTAAGAAAGTAAAGACACCATTTCATCCAATCGCCAAGAAATTTAATAAAGATCAATATTTTATCGTAATCAATAGTATGCGTTACAACGTTATCTATGCCGATTACGATAATTTTTATATCTATTTTTATCTTGAAAGTGTGGGTGAATATGGTGATTGATAATTCTAAAGAAAAAGAACGTTTAAATAAGCAAATTTCTGCTATCAAAACTTCCTTAGAAGAACATTTTAAGCTAAAACTCTTTCAAGACTCTGTTGGCGAGGATGAGCTACCTGATGATTTTAATTACTTCATTCTCGAAACAGGAGAAATAGAAATGATCACTGAACCAAAATATAGCGTGGGTCAAAATCTATATCTAACTTTCTATTCAGAAAATAGAGAAGATTTAACAGGAGATTCACTAGATATTATTTCATTGATTCAAAATCGTTCGATTCGTTTTCAGAGAATGGATCCCAACCATTTAAAACTAGAAAATCAAGATCGCTATATCGATCAATTGGTATTTACGTTTAGACGATTATTGAAGAGTGATTGTCATGGCTAAAAATAGTTGGGAGCTAAAAATAAATGGACATGATGAACTTCTTGTGCGGATGGAACGCTATTCAAGCGAGAGCGAACGACTGATTAACGAAGCATTGAAATCAAAAGGTTCAGATATTGCAGTGGATAGGATTACGGAAAAAATTCCTGTTTCTGAAGCAGATTTAAGAAGAGGACACCAACACGCAAAAAATAGTCGTCCACTTAAGACTCAATATATTAATTTGGGTTTCATCATTAGACCTACAAGAAAATTTGAGTATTTAAAATATCCTGATTTGGGGATAGGTACTTCTAAAAGAAATCAGCCAGACGAATTTATGAGAAGAGGATTAGGTCTTGCACTTGATCCAATTACAGAACTTCTGATTCGTCAATTCGATAAATTAAATAAATAGGGGGAACAACAATGGCTAAAACAACAACTGTAGTAACAACGTTCGATAACGTGAGTATCAAACGAATTGCTTTTAATTTTAAGAACGCAGAAAATGCAATCGCAACAGATTGTAACGGACAATTAGATGGCGAAACAGAAATGCAAACGGTGGTTAAAAAATGTGGAGCGACAGAAGTAAAATCAAAATCTAAACCAATCAATATGACGGTAACAATTACTGCACATGTACCGATGGAAGTTTATCGACGTTTCAATGGATTGAAACAAGATGAACGTATTAAACCAGGCATTTACTCTTACGGTCCTGATTCCGTAGGCGAAGATTTCTCACTTGCTGCAGAGATCGTGGATGACTTCGAAGAAAATAGCAAGTTAGTTGGTATGTTAGCATGCACTTCGAATACAGGATTAACATTCTCTATTGAAAATGGTGCGGATGAAGTAGCTGCGTTAGAACTAGAAACAAAAGTTATGCAAGATGAATTTGGTAAATTCTATCATGAAGCAATTGTTGCAGAACTTGAAGAAGACTTAACGGATCAATGGATGACGAATCTATCTGCTGATGTGATTAAAAAGAGTTCAACAACCACTACTACAACGACTCAAGCTTAAACATAAAACGGAGGTAGCAAAATGAACGAAGATTACTCAAAAATTGAACTAAACGATGGAACAATTTTGAATTTAGAACCTAAACTGAATATCAAGAAATTATTGATGATCAATAGAGATTTTAACACAGACGAGTTTGCAAAAATGACTGTGGGAAAAGGATCCATGGATATTTCTGTTATTCAAGGTGCAAAGGCTGTGTATATTGCTTACCGCCAAGCGAACATGACTGATTATATTTCATTCGATGAATTTATTGATAAATGGGATTTTGATATGGCTACTGCCAGCTATATTTATCAATTGATGATGTTCAAACAAGCACGAGATGCCTATCAAAAAGAATTCGAAAAAGCAAATATGGAAAAAAAGCTTCAAAAGTAAAAATGCCAAAGCTCTTAGTTGAAACGTGGGTCGATGTCTATTCGATGTTGACCGACGTTTTTTCTATGCCTTCAGATTTAGTTTTAAGCGATATCTGTTTAGATGACATTTTACAAATGGCTTACAACAAGAGCGCTTATGAAGGATGGAAGAACTACGCAATAAATCAATCCCAAAAAAATTAAAGAAAGGAGGTAAAAAATGGCTAAAAAGAGAACAGAAGCAGAAGTAACTTTCATAGCTAACGATGACGGATTGAAATCTACGTTAAAAGAAATCAGCGCTGAATTAACTAAAAATAGAGCAGAATTAAAACTAGAACAAGCTCAATTACAACAGACTGGTTCTGAATCAGACAAGTTAGGAAGTAAATTATCTTCTTTAGAGAAGCAGTATGAATTACAAAGTCAAAAAGTTGAAGTAACTAGCCAACGTTTAGCCAATGCGAAAAAATATTATGGAGAAAATTCCACCGAAGTTCAGAAACTTGAAAGGGAACTGATTAATCAACAAACAGCGCAACAACGTTTGTCAAACGAAATTGATAAAACGAGTAATGCACTAGCTCAAGCAAAAGGCGAAATACAGACGTACGAGTCTACAATGCAACAGTTGGATAGTGAACAAAAAAATGTTCAAGCTAGTGCTTCTCTGATTGAATCCGAATACAAAAAATGGCAAGCAACTGCTGGTCAATCAGCTTCTGAAGCCGAGAAATTAGCGAAAGCCCAAGAATATGTTTCTCAACAATCTGAAAATGCGGAGAAAACGATAGATATCCTAAGACGACAGTTAGAAGCTACACAGTCTGAATTTGGCGCTACATCCACAGAAGCAATGCAGATGGAAGCGAAGCTTAATGATGCTGAACGTGAATTTGAAGAGTTAGGACAAGCTGCTAAAAACGTAGATACAACTAACTTGGACGATATCGGAAGCAAAATAGATATGAATAATTTAATGGAAGCTTCTGACGTTTTAAGCGACATTGGCGATAAGCTTACAGAATTAGGGAAACAAGCAGTGGACTCTGCTAACAGTGTAGGTAGTTCCCAGAGTAAGATACAAGCTAATTTTGGTTTGTCTAAACAAGAGGCTGAAGAATTAACGAATGTAGCCAGAGACATTTATTATAAAGGTTTTGGAGAATCGTTAGATCAGTCCACAGATGCATTGATTTTGGTAAAGCGTAATTTAGGCGATTTAAATAATCAAGATTTACAAAATATCACGGAACAAGCTATGGTCCTAGAAAACACCATGGGCGCTGATATGGATGAAACGTTACGTGGTGTAAATGGCTTAATGGTCAATTTCGGCTTGAGTGCTCAAGATGCAATGGATTTAATGGTTTCGGGTACTCAAAACGGTTTAGATAAAACGCACGAATTAGGCGACAATATGGCAGAATATAGCCAATTATGGAGTCAAATGGGATATTCAGCTGATGAAACGTTCGGAATGCTTCAAAATGGTTTAGATGCGGGTGCTTATAACCTTGATAAAGTCAATGACTTAGTTAAGGAAATGGGAATATCGTTAACAGATGGTCGATTTGAGCAAAACATGGATATGTTTAGTGAAAGTACTAGAAAAGCTTTTGAAGAGTGGAAAAATGGCGGAGGAACACAAAAAGACGTTATTAATTCCATGATTCAAGATTTTAGCAATATGGATGGTCAATACGACCAATTAAATAAAGCTTCGACAATTTGGTCTGCGCTTGGCGAAGATAATGCGATGAAAGTTGTCCAATCTTTAACTGATGTTAACCATACATTTGATGATGTTAGTGGATCTGCACAAAAAATGAATGAAGATTCTACTACTCCGTTGCAAGAGTTGAACGGGAAAATAGCTGAATTAAAGGATTCATTAGCTCCTATAGGCAACACAATCATAGATGCACTCGAACCAGTAATTGATTTTCTAGGAAAGATGGCTGATGCGTTTAATAATCTTCCACAACCAGTACAGGATTATGCCGTAGCAATTGGCGGATTGACTGCTGCATTTACTTTATTAATGCCAATAATAGTTGGCTTCATGGCTCTAGGTGGTCCTACTACATTAATAATAGGAGCAGTTATTACTGCTATTGCTGGAGTTATAGCAATTATAAAAAACTGGGGTGCAATTACTGACTGGTTTAAGGGAATATGGAGTAAATTCACTGATTGGTTGGGTGGTACTTGGGAAAGTATAAAAGAAGGTGCCTCATCAGTTTGGGATGGAGTCAAAGAAACCTGGTCTGGATTTGTAGATTGGGTTCAAGAAATTTGGCAAGGAGTTTCTGATTGGTTTGGAGAGTTATGGAGCGGATTAGTTGAAGGAGCTTCCAACATCTGGCAAGGAGTCCAAGAGACTTGGCAAGCATTCGTTGATTGGGTTTCAAATATTTGGAACGGAGTCAAAGAAGTATGGTCGATTATTTGGGCGGACATTGTAGGAATTGTTCAAATACCATGGACATTAATAACGTCATTGATCCAAGCTGGTATTAATATTATCGTGGGTATTTTTGATGTAGCTGGACAGTTATTAGGCGCAGCTTGGCAAGCTGTTTGGACGCCTATTTCTGATTTCCTTAAAAATACTTGGGATACTATGACACAATGGATAAGCATCGCTTGGAATGGAATTGTAACTACATTCCATACTATATTTGATCCAGTAGTGGCATGGTGGAATGGTATATGGACATCTATTAGTACTACGGCTTCAAATATTTGGAATTCAATTAGTGCAACAGCTTCTAGTATTTGGAACAGTATCAAGAATACAATCACTAGCTTGGTACAAGCAGCTGCTACAGTAATTCAAAATATTTGGTCAACTGTATCTAGTTGGTTAGGTGGAATTTGGAATTCAATCAGCTCTACAGCATCAAATATCTGGAATAGTGTGACTAGTAGTATAAGCAATGCTATAAACGCAGCTAAAAGTGCCATTCAAAGTGTTTGGAATAGTATATCTTCGTGGATCAGCGGAATTTGGAACGGTATCAAAAACACTGCTTTGAATCTTTGGAATGGAATTACAAGCACTATTAGCTCCAAAGTAAACGATGGAAAAAATGCAATTTCAAGCGGTTGGTCCAATCTAACAGGTATTGTTTCCGACATATTCAATAATGTTAAAAGTACAATTGCTAACATTTGGGAAGGTATCAAAAAGACTGTTAGCGCTCCGATTGATTGGATTAGAGATAAAATCAGTGGCATCTTTGATAATCTGAATATTTCGATACCACATATTCCGTTACCACATTTTAAATTGAGTGGGGAATTCAATCCATTGAAGGGAAAAATCCCAACGTTGGGTGTTGATTGGTATGCGAAAGGTAGTGTGTTTAATTCTCCGAATATTATCGGTGTCGGTGAAGCAGGACCTGAAGCAGTTTTACCTTTGAAAAGATCTGTGCTGCAAGAAATTGGTGATCGTATCTTGAGTAGCACATCAGTTTCATCTAGGGCACAAACGATTCAACCTGTGAACAACTACGAATTCAATTTCACAATTGATGGTAACGCAGATGAAGTTACTATGAAGCAAACAACTCAACAAATCATTGATAGCATTACAAAAGTTCAAAATGATAATGCTTCGGCATGGCGTTAAACAGGAGAGTATTTCTCCTGTTTTTTTAGTATTAAAAAGGATGTGAAAAAATGACTGATTGTATACATTCTATAATCGATGGATTTCCTGATTATTTGCATAAATTGGCTTTAGCGGAAAGACCAACCATACCTTCTCCAAAAAGGCAGAGAGTTGAGACTTCTGTTTTAGGAAGGTTAGGTGGCTTAGTACAAGATTACTCGTTTGAAGACATGTCGTTTACATTGCACTATAACTATTTAGAGGATGTGGAAGACCATCAAGCGTTCAAGCAATCGTTTTATATCATGCGTCATTGGTTAAATTATGCAAAGAAATTAGAATTCTCTGATGATCCCAACGTCTATTACGTTATCCAGACTATCGATATTGGGGATGCAGAAAACGATATTGTTGAATGGGGAGAGTTCGATGTGAATATCACTGCGAAACCATTCGCAAGAGTTCAAGAAGACGTACCAATAACCGTAGATAAACCACAGTCATTTAACTTGCTGAATAATAGTTTAGAAGAAAGTTTTCCAAAGATTATCATCACTCCTTCAGCTACTTCATGCCAATTCATCTTAAATGATTATGTGTTTAATTTTGAAGGCTTAGTAGTGGGAACTGACGTAGTCATTGATAGTGATTTGATGCTTTGCTACGAAGAGCAATCGGACGGAGATATTTTAGATCGGTCCAACAAAATGAAGACCATGCAATATCCGACGTTGCAAGTGGATATTAATTATTTTAATTGTACTGGTTTGAGCAAAATACAAATTTATCGTAATGGGTTAAGGTAGGTGAAATAGATGATCGATAATTTAATAACTATTTACGATAAAAACGACGCGAATAATTTAGCTGAACATTTATATGATACGCAAGGTTTAGGCGCTTTGTCAGACTGGTTAACAGCTACTGTTAGCAATAAACTAAACGGAGCCGAGATATTTCAGGGTACTTATCCAATAAGCGGAACTAATGCAGACTTGATTATAGAGGGGCGTATTATTCAGTGCTATGTAGATGAAAATCGAGCAAAACAGCGTCTAAGGATTTATTATGCAAAGACTTCTGTAATAGGCAATACGATAGAAGTAAAAGCTGAACCTATTTTCAATGATATAAGAAAATCGGTGTTGAATAAATATGACAGCGGAACAGAAAAGATCACTGCTACTCAGGCATGGCAAAACGCAAAAGCTTTAGCGAAACCAGTTATTCCTTCGCAGTTTTCTTTCACATCATTAGTAGATACGCTTGCTAATGTGAAGATAGAAAAAGCGAATTTTTTAGAATTCTTTGGTGGAAAAGAGGGGTCTATTCTAGATCGATTTCATGGGGAATTTCTTAAAGATAATAACACATTACGTCATGAAAAAAGGCTAGGTACGGATCATAAAATCAAAGCGATTTATACTAAAAACTTAACTGGTCTCGACTTAGAGATAGATGCTCAAAGTGTTTTAGTTGGAGTTTATCCATTCATTAGCAGTTCGTCAGAAGGAGAAGATGAGATCACTCTACCAGAAGAAGTTATTTTCACGGATTACGTGGATGATTATCCTGCTGGATATGTTTCTTTTGTTGATTTTAAAGACAAAGCGACTAATGTAGCCTCATTAAGGGAAGCTGCTAAAGACTGGTTGAAAACAAACATAGATAAACAAAAACCACAAGTGAGTGGTTCGATTGAATTAGTACCATTGAGACATCAAAGAGGTTATGAAAAATTTGTTGATCTGGAAAAAGTTTCGATGGGTGACGGAGTAGATGTGTATCATCCACAGTTAAAAGTGAATATGTCAGCAAGAATTGTGGAATATACGTTTAATGTTTTAACTAACTCATACGATAAATTAGTTGTAGGAAACGTCAAAACAAACTTCTTAGAAAATACAGAGAATAATATAAGTAATTTGATTAATGATGCCATTGATCAATTGAAAAATGGCGGCGAAATCAGCGATTTAATCAATGATATTGTAGATCATCAAACTGATATGATTACTGGTCAAAATGGTGGTTATGTTTTATTAGATCCTAAAGAAGCGCCTAGTCGTATTTTGATTATGGACACGCCAGATAAGAATACCGCACGGAATGTTTTGCAAATCAACAACGCTGGTATTGGTTTTTCTAAAACTGGTATTAACGGAACATATGAAACAGCATGGACGTTAGACGGCGTGTTTAACGCTAGTTTTATTACGTCTGGTGTATTAAAGGCTATTAATATTGAAGGGGTAACGATTAAAGGTTCTACAATTACAGGGGGTACAATAACCAGTCAAGGTACAGATTTTACTACAGAAATCAAAAATGGGGATATTTCTTGGAAAAGAAACAGTGATGGGGTTGTATATTTTAAACAAAAACCAGAAAACTTTACCAGCGGAAGTACAACAACGTCAAATATCAGATTCCAATTATTAGATAAAGCACAAGGGTTTACCGTTAGTAAGGGTGATGCAAGATTTCCAGCGTATTTACTTAGTTTTAATGATGGTACATTTGGTGTTAATACGTCTACATCATTTGATTTGATGGCAGGTAGCAGAAATGATGGTACTGGTGTACCATCGAACATGGCAAATGTTAATGGTTACCATAGTATTGGGGTAGAGTTATCTCACAAGTATAATGGTAAGTTAACGATAGCTAACGTTCGATCTACTGGTTTTAGTGTTACTGGTGGTACTAAAAATGCCAGTGTCTCTACAGAACATTATGGTCAAAGACTATTAAATGCCTATGAAACACCAGAAAATTATTTTGCCGATTATGGGGAAGCTGTAGTAGGAAAAGACTGCATTGTTAATGTGCCAATTGACCCTATTTATGCAGAAACAGTTACGCTTTGTTTGTATCATGTATTCTTAACACCTAATAAATTATGTCAATTCGCGGTAACAGAAACTACACCAGAGTATTTTGTAATTGAAACTGATACACCTAATGTATTATTTTCTTGGAATTTAGTAGCACACAGAAAAGGTTTTGAGCATCAACGTCTAGAACTTGATGACCATGATTATAATGTGCACGAATACGACCAAAATGAATTTTAGCAAGGAGGTATATAAATGGCTAGCAGTTTATATAATTTGGCTTTAGATTTCAGCAAAGAATTAAACTACACCAAAGCTATCATGGCTCGTCAAGGTGATAAAGGGATCACGGTGACTGTTAAACCATTTTTAAATGGCTTGCAGATGGATACGAGTGGCGGAATATTTACTTTAAAAGGAACAACACCATCTAACCGTTATGTAGATAGTGTTGCAACTAGTGTAACTAGTGAAGAAGTCACATTTTCTCTTGATGGCACATTTATGAGTGAAACAGGGTATTATAAACACTGCTATGTAGAATATAGAAAAGACAATCAAATTTTAACAACGCAAGATATCATTTTTTTCTCACTAGGAGTGTCTGACATTTCGCAAGGCCAAGCTGATGAATATGTTTCGCAATTGGAAGAGTTGATTCAAAAGTATAACGAAACTTTTGATGCTTTTATGGCTGAAATCAAAGGTAGAGTGGACAGCTTAAATCAACAGATTAATGATTTAACTGGTCAAGCTAAAACGCTACAAGACAAGTTAGATGCTCTGAAAGAAGAAATTTATAAGTTAGGTAACTTACAAGTGATGTACAGTAACAGCATCGACTTCGGAAATTATGATTATTCTGGAAGAGCTAACTTAGCACCTAACCTAGATTTTAGCAAGTTTAGTGGTAATGGAACAACAATGACAAAACCATTAGCTTGTTTCAAAGATCACGAAACATATTTAGAACTAGACAGTAGCGATCCTTCGGCAGTCAACATAAACAGAAATATATACGTGCCAAATTGCTCAGCGTTGCTTCCTAATAATGTGTATATTATGACAGTCCCAATTATGATAAACGCAGATTTTGACATTTTCAGAACGGCTTTAATATTAAAAGCTAGCGATGGAACTGCATTAGGAACAATAAACCCACCACGTGAAAATGTAGGGACATGGCAAAACGTGACAAAAGTGTTCACTGTACCAGGTAATCTTAAATTTGATACAACTTACGTACAACTTTGGCAACCTAACGAAGGCAACGGCAAAATCTACATTGGTTACGATATTAAGATTGAAAAAGTAACGTCAACAAGTGATACAGCTACACCATATCAGCCTAATTTACTAGACGCACCGTATTATTTGAGTAAGGTGGCTTTGGGTGAAAATCTAATTAAACCAGAATCACAACAACCAGTTACTAATAGTAACTATCTTATTAACACCTATAACATTAAACCAATGGTAAAAGGTAAGAAGTATACCATCACACTTGAAGGAACTAAGCCAGCAACACAGGTTTTTAGACCATTTTTCACACGAGCAACAGGAGATGCATGGGAGGTTGGTGACTTACAACCAGTAGAAGGCTTAACTAATGTGTGGTCTAAAACATTTACAGCAGCAGATGACTCACACCCTACTACCCCACAAGTGCAGATTTATCAAGTACCAAGCACAAGTGTAGGACAATGTACAATTAAGTGGTTAAAACTAGAAAAAGGCGACACCCGAACCCCGAATATTAGTGAGTATAAATATCGTGGTACTGGCATGCGAGACTCAAACAATCCAAAAGATTATGTCTGGGATCTAGCACCAGAATATGTAGAAGATAACCTGGCCACAGATATTAAGGTTGCTGAAATCACAGGTAAAGCAAACAACTATACCGATGGGAAAGTATCGGAGATTAATTCGCAGTTGACTGCTTCAATTAATGAAGTTGATAAAAAAGTAACTGCCAATACGAAATCAATAACCACAATCAACAGCACGCTGACTGAAATGCAAAAACCAGTGAAATATGAGGCGTGGTTTAGCGGTGGCACTGAATTGAGACCAGCAAACGCAAATTCTAGATTTAGAGTAAGTGAAGAAATGTTAACCATTGGTACAAAACTAAATGTTGCTATGAATGAAAGTCCTTTAGAGTGGAATGCTGATCGTTGGGAAGCAACATTTACTAGAGAGTGCAGTATTTTAGTTGATGTACAAACTATGGTAGAATTTGCTGATCAATGGGGTACGTATGTTTATATCAACATGTGGAAGGATACTAATCAAACTCAAACATGGGATACAGGTTACGGTATGGGTATTGCAAGTGGCGCTAACTTTTGGTTTAGAACTGAATTGAGTGTATCTATGTATTGTATGAATGCTAAAGTTGGCGATAAATTTTCAATTGGTCTAGGAATGGCTTCTGGGAAATCTTTGACAAGCGCGAGAATACACAAATTACACATTATGGAATTATAAAATTTCCAATTAATTAAAAACTGCTACTAGCGTACTCAATCGAGTACTTTTTTTATTTTGCAATGAAAGGAGGCTAGTTGGTTGAAAGACGAAGCAATACAAGACGTGGTAGAACGCTTAGTGCGTATTGAAACGAAATTGGATAATTACGAATCATTACGCGAAAAAGCGGAAAGCGCAAAAGATAGAGCGGATCAGGCATATTCTATTGCGCTTAATAATGCAGAAGATATTAAAGAAATGAAAGCCAATAATAAATGGTCGTGGGGTTACATGATTGGTTTAGGCATTACGATCATTGGCTATTTCTTGACTAAATTGTAAAGGAGGTGAGAAGAAATGATTTTACCCGATAAGTATTATCAAGTCATTAAATGGACGGTTTTAACAGTTTTACCAGCTGCATCTGTTTTAGTAGCCACGTTAGGAAAAGCGTATGGATGGAATGGAACAGATATGACAGTTCTGACTATCAATGCAGTAGCCACGTTTTTAGGCGTTATCACTGGTGTGTCGGCATATAATTTGAAAAAATAGGAGGAAACAAATGAAAAAGAAAATTACTATTACTGCGATGAGCCTATTAACGGCTCTTTTTTTATTGCCAATTAATGGGTTTGCTTATACTATTAATGACGAGTATAATTTAGCGCCGAATCAAGGAGACTCCAGATTAGCAATTCCTAACAAGATTATTTTGCACGAAGCTGGAATAGATGCACCAGCAAGAAATGTAGCAGCCAACATGAAAAATAATTATAACGGAAGTAATCCTTATACCACAGATGTTATTGGTGACGGTGGGATTGTTTACCGTGTGGGTGAGCAAGGATATGTTTCGTGGGGTGCTGGTAATGCCAATCCTTATGCGCCTGTACAGATTGAATTACAGCGCACATATGATAAAGCATTGTTTGAGAAAAACTATCGAGCTTACATTGAATATACAAGAGATAGTGCAAAAAAATATGGAATTCCATTGACTCTTGATCAAGGAACTTCTTTATTTACAAAAGGAATCATTTCTCATTTGTGGGTGACAAATTATGTTTGGGGAAACCATACAGATCCATATGGTTACTTATCGCAAATGGGAGTCAGCAAAGAAAAGCTTGCTTATGATTTAGCTCATGGATTTACCGATGAAAATCCAACTACTTCAGATGATAAACCAGTCATTGATCCAACTAGAGCAGGTGCTGCAAATCCTACGCTGACAGATGGAACAAATTATGCCCACATTGATCAGTTCGGAGAAATCGAAAACGCAAACTTGCATGTAGCTGGATGGCACATTGCTAATTATAAATACGAGTATATTTTCATT